GCTTCTCCACCGGCTGCATTCATAACGCTATTAACTTGAGCGTCTGACATCTCTACACCTTGTGGATTAGCTTGAGGATTTTTGGATTGAATTTCGATGTAAGCGTTGACTAAATCTTGGCTACTCATCTCAGAAAATCTTTCTATTGTTTCCTCTGATAGGGTGCCCTCGTTAGCCCAATATTCTTCTGATGCTTCGTTAATCAAACTGACCGCAGGAGCTTCATCAGATATCTCCTCATCGCTTCCTTCTTCTTCTTCATATCCTTCGTCTGTTGACTCGTAGTCAACTTCGTCTTCTTCTTGTCCAAGTTTTTTCTGTAATGATAAGTATGCTGCTTCTAAATCTTCAGTGCTTCTATACTTGCCAGCTAATAACTGTTCTTGTTCTGCTACTAACTGTTCTCCTACCTCTAGAGAGTCCTGTTCCTCTGCGGTTAGAACTTCTGTTTCAGGAGCATTATCATAAGAATAAGTTTCACTCATTATTCAGGTTGTTGTTGTGGTGGTTGCATCATGGCTTGCATGTTTTCTGTATCAACTAACTTTGAGTTAGCAAGTTGACCAGCTTGTTGTAGTAGAGTAGCTTGCTGTTGCTTCTGCTCCATTTCTTCCTTCTCACTTGCCATCTGATCTGGTGTCTTAACAAGGTTTAATACGTCTATACCTTGTGCAGCAGCCAAGCGTTTGATAGCTTCTAAAGGATTTATAAATTGTCCTAATGCCTGTGGTCCTATTGTCTGTGCAATAGTTCCCATAAACATTGTCAAAGCCTCTCTATCTTGACCTCTTCCTAAAGCATTAACACCGGCTACAATAGCTGGTCTAATAAGTTCTTTAGGTAACTTAGGTAATTCGTTTGTTCTTTGTAAGACTAACAAAGTTCTGTCTAAGTAAGGTATTAAGAAAGATGTAGTTAACAAACTGAAGATGCCACCGAGCTGTTGCTCTAGTTCTAACTGTGTTAGTCTAACTTCTTCTGCTGTTACTCTTTCTGCATTTCTCACATTCATTACTAAGAATGCTTCAAGCAATCTGCGTTCTATTGTTTGTGCCATATTAGCAGCAGTGGAGAAATCGGCTGTCTTACCAACCTGTACTACCTGTACGTCTTCTGCCCTGCCCTGCACAATGGCTCCATTTCCAGCCTTTGCAATTACTGAAGGCTTGGTTGTAGATGATGGGCTGACTAGAAAGATTACTTTACTAGCAGCAGCAGCTCCTTCAACAAGAGCTTGCGATAAACCTTCGAGAGATTTAAGATCACCAAGGAACTCTTCTACTCTACCACGCCCGTACTGTTCTCCATCTACAGAATTAAAAGTAAGAACGAGCCAAGGGCTTGCATTCTTAGGAGCTGTACTACGTGAGCCGGGTATTATCATATCTTCTACTTCTTGATACCATACCCATCTGCCGTTCTCTAGTTTCACGCACGTGTAAACTTCGACATCATCTGTATGTGTACCAACTGTGCTTTCGTCGATGCCCGTGTTGGGTTGTTTCTTTGGTAGATCATAACCGAGTACGTCTCGACTTATCAATTCCTTTGTAACTATTTCTAGGACGTTACCATTTCCGTCTCTGTTGACGACATACCTATTAAGCGGATAGTTTTTGATGCCATCTTTACTCATAAATAGTAAAGCATTACCACCTACAATTAAATGTTTAAGTGCTTGGTGTATAACTACTCTATCATTTGATGCTGCGATATAGTCCATGACCATTCGTTCCATCTTAGATAATGATAGCTCCATCTCTGACTTCGCTTCTGGAGGTAACTCTTCACCTAACTTGTCTTCTCTTACTTGTAGTTTAAAAAAGGAACCTTGTGGAGGTAGGATAGCAAGCATAAGTTTTGCTGCTAAGCCTACCACACACTTGGAACCGACTGACTGCCAAGGAATATTGAGAGTCTCGTGTGTAGGTCTTGAAGATGTATCGTCTTGAATTAAATAAGGTAACGTGAGCTCGCTACAATCAACTGCTTTATCTAGGAATTGTCTTCGATCTGTTACCAGTTCATTGTACCTTTCACGTGCGGTCATTAGTTAAGACCTCCGCCTGTTGCTCCTGTATCTGTACCTTGATTTACTTTAGGATTTAATTTAATCCTCAATGAACCTGTACCTTTTGAGTACTGGTTTTTATTTTTATTACCACGGTCATCCTTTGCTCTCTTCACCTGTGGGTTCACATCCTTCATTATTGGGTCAGGAGGTGGTGCCGTAGGTGTTGGAGGTAATGGGGGTGGTGGTGCTGGTGGTAATGGTGGTGGTGTTGGCGGTGAGCCTCCTCCTAAACACATTAGATTTCGTCCTCTTCTATGGATTTAATGTAATCAATTACACTAGCTTGCCCAGCTCTGTACATAATTGATTCGATTGGTTCTTTTGGGTGGACTGGTTCCCACCCGAAGTTGTCTTCTAACTTCTTTATTAACTCTTCAAGTCTATCGTTGTGTAGCTTAAGAGTATTGAGGGAGATTGACATTCGAGTGTTCAAAAAATGCAGGCATTCTAGCTGCCTTTGTTTGAGAAAATTCTGGTGCTTTACCTTCGTACATTAATCTGTCGCTGGCATCTAACCAAAATTTTTTGTCCAAATATCTATCGGCATTCTGTTTTAAGGGTTGCATCACCCAGTTAATAGTTGCCTTTCTTAGTTTGTCTAATGACTGACTAGGCTTTAGACCTAGCTCTGTACATACCAATGAGTTAGCTGCTACATGGACTTGCTCGTCTCTTGATATATCTGCACTGACAGTTCTTAGACCGGCATCACCACAAAATCTAAAGAATGGTAGTAATACAAAAAAGATTGCTCTCTCTGCTACTAATGCTTTTAGTATTGTGTGGTCTGGATGTTGTTCCCACGCTGCACGTAAGCGCAGTGCTTCAGCTTCGGCTTTTTCATCGACGCCTAGTGCGTTGGTGATGTAGCCAAGTGCAAGATCATGTTTAATCTCGTCCTTAACATTCGACTCTAGAAGTGCTCTAGCAGAGTCGGGAACTTCTTTATCAAGTGCTTCTGTAATGAACTCGCCAACTGGTAACTCCATATGGCGTATTGCAAGAGCACGGTAGATGGTTTCTTCTGCACCTTCTTTAAGTTTTCCTTTAGATGTTTGTACGGGTGTCCAAGACCTTTTCCGGGACAGTAGTTTTATATAGGGATTCATTGTTGACAATCACAAGCTATTTCGTCTGGTTTATTACTCATAATGTCTGCTAAATAATCTTCAACTGAGGTATCATCCAGTGCTGCGTAAGCATCTGTCTTATCCTGTGTGTCTCCCATTACTTGCAGGGCATAATATAAAGAAGTCTGTGGTGAGTTAAGCCACTCTTCTATAAATGCCTCATCGTAAGTCACCATATCACTCCAAGAGTTGAAGCTATAGCCATGAAGCAATCCTGTTCTATCGAGCATAATCATTATCTGATCTGCTACTAATTTATAACTCTCCCATCCTACCTCGGATGCGATCTCGACGTCGCCATATTTTACCTGTTCTACACCAAACTCACCTGAATCCCTGTCGACAACTCGACTAATTGGTGGTGCAATTTCTGGTGTAGCAGTAAAGCCTTTTAAATCTCTACTCCTGTAAGAACAACTGGCGGTAGGAGCTATAGCGAATGCTCGTTCCATGTTGTTCTCTCTTGCTATGTTAGCAGCTTCTTGTATGCCGAGGAAGAGCTCGCGTGCTGCTAATCCTGCGTAACCTTCGTAAGGCTCAGCATTGTTACATGCTTCAAGTGCCTTACCAAACTCGGCATAGGTAATATTGTTGTTGGCTAGGAAGTTAGCTAAGCCAAGCATTCCTAATCCTACTTGTCTATCGACCTCTGGTGCTAGATACTCTCCAGATTCACCAACACCTGTCTTGCCATGGAGATCGCACAGCTCCGACATACCCTCACGGAAAGCCGGTCTGAGGTCGCCGATACGACAGGCTGAAAGATTGATATGTTGGAGGAGGCATGTTCCGCGTGAGGGCAGATAAACTTCCAAGCAAACATTCGATCTGATTCGTTTGTTGTTTCTGTCATATTTTATTTTGTTGAGCCAAATGTCTCCTCCTGCAATGCCTCTAAGTATTGCTTCCTTTGTTGAAGTTTCTGTATTACGCCAGAGTTCTGGGGTGAGGTCAATACATCGTTTAACCCATGGGAGCTCGGCTCTGGAGACTTGCACGAACTCAAGAATATCGGGGTGATTAATATCAAGATGGAGGACCACAGCACCGTTCCGGTACGTGCCTCCGCGCCTAAGAATTTCATTTAATGTTGAGTAGATTTTTCCGAATGAGACAGGTCCTGATGCAACAAGGCTATCAGGTCCTTTATTTGTTGTAGTTCCTTTGGGTCTAAGGTCCGACAAGTGGACCGCAACTCCTGCTCCATACCTAAGAGCATGCGATACAAATCGCCAGCTTGCTTCGATTCCATCGGTGCCTTCCATACTATCCTGCACGTTGAAGATTGTGCAGCTTACGGGTAGACGGTTTGTAGGATTATCAATCCATTGCTGAACTCGACCAGTTCTAGCTATCTTGTTTGGTTCTAATTTCGTAGTCACTTGGTGGTGTCCAAAGTATAGGTTCTTTATTTGTGTGATCGTAATCACTTGTTTGTAGTATTCTTGCGAGCCTTGCATTTACAAGGGCATCTTCTTCAGTCAGTTCTTTTTCTACAAATGTTTCAACGACTGCTTTCCATGTGTATCCTTTCTCTTCAAAGATTTTTTCTGCTTTCTTGACACCAATACCGGGAACTCCTGAATAACCATCAGTATTATCTCCTGCCATAGTTTGAATCAAGTGCCATTTAGCTCCTTCCTCTTCAGAAATAGTAACCGTTTCATTAAAGTCATACAACTTACCGGGAATCTGTCTCATATCTTTATCAGGGGAGACAATAACATTACCGGGATATTTAGTTGCGTAGATACCGAGACTGTCATCAGCTTCGAGTGTATCTTTGAGGATAACTCGGTAGTTTTTCTTTAGCTCCTGTATCACACGTTTGAATCCACAGGGCTTTTTTCGTTGTCTATGCCCTTTGTATTCGGGCAGAATTTTTTTCCTAAAATTATTAGGGCTTGTAAAAAATAATATTAAGTCTTTATCAAAAAATGAACCAAATTCTGTTTTTATCTTTTCCAAGTCTCTTTTGACGCATTTCATAGCATCTGAGAAGTTTGAGGTAACAACTATTACATCATCACCAAAATCCATCTCGGTTTCTGCTGCTGCACAGCATTTATAGACTATATAGTCGCAATCTATTAATAATTTCATAATTAATGTACGTCAGCCCATGTTTTGCCTTGTTTTGCCTCGGCAGCGATAGGACAACGCAATTTATAATAATGCCCAGCTAATTTTGCTGAGTTTTCCAAGGTTTCCATCAATGTTGCAGCATAGTGTGCTTCACACTCATACTGTAGCTCGTCATGGACAAATGCCAGTTGATTAGCTTGTAAGTTGAAGTCATTAGCAATAACCATCCAGCGTTTAGCAACTATACCAGCACTGCATTGCAGTAGATAGTTTAACGCTTTGTGTGGGCTATCGACCAACACCCTTCGTCCGTCACATGCCAAGAGGTAACCAGCAGTAGCCTTATTTGCAACCGCTCCAAGTAAGTCGGACAATCCTTCGATTGCAGATACGTAAGCCTCTCTAATCTCTTGTCCCTTTTTACGGGCTTCC